TTCAATCCGGATAACTCCGCATTACCTCTAATTGTTTCGCTCGTTAATGCCATATAACTAACCCTTTGTTATTTGTTTTTAATTCGGTTTATTATTTGTTGTTACTTTGCGCCCTTTTTGGGTGCTGCTTCCTCGCTTGGTGCTTCTGCTACTGCTGCACCGCCTGCGCTCTGTGCCTTGAGTGCTTCTGCAACGGCTTTCTCAATGGCTGCCTGCTGCTTCTCCTCGAACTCTTTGCGCTGCTTCTCCAATGCTTCCTCGATAGCTGCTTTCTGCGCTTCTGCTGCATACTGTGCGCCCTGCTGTTCCTGCTCCTCTGCTTCCTTTGCCTGCTCTGCAAGCCAATTAGTAGGGTCGTAAACAACACGCACGTCATAGCCTAAACGCTTGAGGTTTGGGAAAGCTGTCTCGAAAGCGTTTACGCCAAATTTCTGTACACGTGGCACAGAAGTGCGTTCACCGGTCTTTCTGTCAAACTCTTTAACCTCTAATACAACGTGGTAAATACCCTCTTCACCCTGCGGTACTTTGTAATTATCCGCTGTTACGTTGTCTAATGGATGTGTCTGTTCCATACTCTGAAAATTTGTTGTTAATGATTTCTATTTTCTTATTAAAATCGATTGCGTTGCCAAAATCTAATAAATTAGTATTTTCACGTTCAAACCTGCGGACAAAGTTAGAAAAATTTAGCTTTACCACCAAATCCCTATCAGATATTATTCCTTTTTCGTGGTACGTTTGCACCTCGTCAAGGGTTAAATGTGGGTACGGCTCTAATTCTCTAAGTATTAACATACGTTGCAACTCTGCCGGGTTGTTTCTGTACTCGGTTTCAAGTATCTGCGTTTGCATTGCGTCAAGTTCTGCATCGCTTGCCCCGCTGTCCTTTGCTTCTTTGTACCGCTTTCGTAAATCATTTGCACTTAAATTATAAAATTCTGTGCCATAACTTACACTTGCGCCTAAAAAGCCTTTGCCATAACGCAAACGGCAAATAGTAGAGTCGACCCACTTTTGCGCTTCCTCAAAGCCTTTCTTAATTGTGTTTAAGATAGTAGTCTGACTTTCAAAGTTTGCGTTTACTTGCGCTTCGTTGAGTGCTTGCGTATTGATTAACCCCTCGCTATCTGTACCAACGCACGCCTGCACGATTTCAGTTTCTAACCGCTTCGTTTCCTCTGTGTTGTAATCCAAAGACGAACGGTCTACGGTTAACATCTGAACGGGGTTGCGTAAATCGGGTTGTTCCTCTCCGCCTGCATTCGTGCCGGGTATAGGTATCTCCACAAACGAACCAACGCCTGCAATACGTTTGTCTCCACATTTCGGGCAACGCATCAACAAGCCGTTCGCATCGTACATGTAGTTGTTTTGTTTGTCCTTAAGAAAACCACCGTCACAATATTCGCCGGTCTCGTCATTGTGGAAATCGCACTCCATTTCATAGCCGCTATAAATTGGGTACGCTCCGTATAGGTCGAGATTGCGTTTTGACAAGTGAAAGAACAAAAACCAATCCAATGCTTCCAACTCTACAGACAAAGGACTTTTCTTAATATCGGGCGTGTTGATACTCAAAGGCTCGTTCCAAAAGAAACGGGCGGGCGTGTAACCCAAATTGTGCGCTACCTCTACGATAGGCATACCCTCGATAACACCTCCTTTCGTCTGATACACCCTATAATACGCATCATCAATTACGGCAACTTTATCGCCCGGCTGCTTGAATGCTATAAACTCCATTTGCCCGGTCGTTGGGTTTGCTTCGTAACTGATAATGTTATCAACCGTCAACCAATAGAAGTATGGACGGGCGTATCTATCGCTTTCGCTTGGTTCTGTTGGCATATCAACAACCAACACCGAGTTAATTTCAGTTTTGAAGTACTCCCACCCTTTGGTCGCCCAAATTTTAGGCTCGTTCAAAACGTCTTTGCGATAACTCTCCCAGTCCTCCCTCTCTGCTTGGTTTACAAATTGGTAATTATAGGCTGCGTTGCGTCCGTCAAATACACGGCTTAACTTATCGAAAATCGTTCCCGCCGTCCGATTGGTACGGACGGGGAAACGAAACATAAGTTTGAACATACGAAACTTATCAGCGGGCAACAACTTGCCAACCATTGAAAGGAAATCCGTCAAAGGTTGGTTAAGCGTTGGTACAACCTGCGTACAGGCGTGGAACTTAATTCTGTCCTGCTGTACCCTCGCTTTCGCTAACGTCTGCCGGTTCTTTGGCTTCGTTATCGCTTCCTTGATTTGCTCGTATGTTAATATCATAACCGTTAAACTCGTATTTACTTGTTTGTGGAATAAACCACCCGCCGTTATTCTGCATTCTCAAAAGGCGTTCTGCGTGGCTTATCTCGAAATCCTCTGTTACGCCTAAACTATCGTTTTGAAGCGTAACGAGCGTTGTTTTTCCACTCATACGCTACGCATTCTTTAAGTCTGTAAGCGGATTGTAATCATCGGGGGTAATGATTGCAAAGTCATCGCTCCAGTTAGGCAAGAACGACCAGTTAACATCGTTGTTATCGGGGTTCTCGAAACCACCCAAACCCTTATCGCTGATAAATAGGTTACGGATTGGAATAGGGCGAACGTTGCCGGCTTCGTCTTTCAACGCTCCAATCGCTCCGTCCTCGTTGATGAGATATACACCCAAGTTGAACACGTCTGCTTCACAAGACAAATATTTCATTGCCTTAATCTGTGCCTGCGGTGCGTTACGGATAACAGAAGTGAAAGCGGTTGGTTCTCTACCGATTGTTATCTCAATACCGCCCAAAGTGTCGTTACCACCTCCAAAGGTGCGAGCCTTGCCCGGTTCTGCTGACGGTGCTTGCAAGTAAGGCGAAACGACCATTTTTGTGCTATCTGCTGCCGCTAACAATGGTGTAACGCTTGCAAGTTTGGTAATAGGCTTTGTGTTGTTAAAGCCGTTAAGGCTGCCGTCGTCTTTGCGCAAACGCTGAAAGATAACCTTTTGCAACTGTCCAAAACCCTCTGAACAATTAGCCGCCGGGATTGTTTTAAGTGCTGCTAAACCCGGACACTGACAAAATCTTGACATCTGATAAAAATTTAATTAATATTAATTGAATAACACACTACGCTAACCCATTGCGTAACGTGCGACAAATATACTTATTTTTTTTTTGTGCGAAAAGCATTTGAGAGATTATTTGCGTTATTTGACTTAAATATTGCGTCTAACGGCTTATTATTCGCTTTGCTTGTAGTTTTACGCCTGCACGAAATAAAAGCCGTGTCGGGCGTGAAAATAAGCCGTACTATATTCTGTTAGTTCCTACGCCTTACCCCTCGGTGCTGCCTGCCGTATGCTTGTACGTTCTTTGTCGCAATCTCTTTCTCATATACACCGGTCAGACCGTCCTCTATATCATCGTGTTTGTTTGCGCTGAAATTACGCAAAAAGTCTGTAAGATGTTCGTATATGTGTGGGTATCTCGTTTCCCACCCATAAGGCATTATAATACACTGATTAACCATTGCAGAAGATGTTATAATACGGCTTTCTTTATTGCTGCTCTGATGAAAAGGAAACGTTACCGCCTTAACCTTGCTTTTGATTATCTTCTCAAATTGCGAGCCGCCGTTGTTGCTCTCTATCCACGCCTTTTGTACTCCATTTGCGTTTATCATTGACGGCACCGTCACGGTCGTTACCTCTGTGGGTTCTGTCGTTGCTATCATATCAGTAACCAACGCAAACAAGATTGGTTCAAACGTGCCAGTGTGTTCGTTATATGCTTTGTTAGGCGACATAAATATGTCATAACACACACTAAACAACATGTCGTCCCCCTCGTCTGCTACGTCTGTATAATTGCCGCTACGTATGTACGTGCCGTAATCTGCCCTATTAACCCATGTCTTGAAAGGTTGGTAAAGCAAACCCTCTGTACCGCCCGGGTTGCCTTGGTACAAACAATTAAACTGCACTGCGTCTAATGCTTGTTGCTCTTTCAACTCTGCCAAGCTGTGCCTATCCTCCCATAAGGCGGTATCTTTCAAACGTTGGTCTATCTCTGTCGGGTCGCTTGTTTTTATTGCTTCAAAGTTTACACGCACCCAAGCACCCGGCGGCACGTTTTCTAAATCGCTCCATTTCTCAACGTCAATTATTTGCTCTTTGCTCTTTTCAAGCCGTCCGATTATATCCTCTTTGTGCCAACGAGTAAATACGATTAACTGTTGACTTCTGTTGTGCAAACGTGTACGCACAACCGTTGTGTACCACTTCCAAGCCGCTTCACGTACTATTGGACTGTTGCCCTCTGCATAATCTTTGTACACGTCATCAAGTATCGCTACATCTACCGTCTTACCGGTTAAAGCACCACCACGACCCACGACACGCAACGACCCTTTATGCCCTACCGTCTCAAAAACCGTGCTATTACGTAAATAGTTGTTAGCAACTGTTACCACGTTTGAACCGTTGAGGTACGTATCGGGAAATACTTTGTTATAGCGTTCTGTGTCGATTATACGTTGTACGTCACGGTTGAAATCTTGCGCCACTGTTGCAGCATACGACCCGATACATATTTTTTTATCGGGGTCACGCCCTAATATAAAGGCAGGTAAAAAGCGGCTACTACCTTGTGACTTTCCATGTTGAGGGGGTGCTTGTACAATTAGTTTACGTATATAACCCTGCGCAAACAAATCTAACACACGATAATAGTTAACGTGAAATTGGTCTGCGTCAAAATCTACCTGCATATATCGGGCAAAATTTAGTAACCTTTTGCGTGCCGCTGCTATTATCAACGCTTCGGGGTTACGTTTCAAATACTCTAATGCTTTATTTTTGCTCATTTTGTAAATTTATTTCTAAAAAGGGGCAAAAATACTTAGTACTGATTATCAGCACTTTAGTATCATTTGCCCCAAGGGAGATATAAAAACACGTTGTAAACAATTTTCAAAAGTCCTTTTTACCTACTTTAGGCGTACCCTTTCGGTAATGTGTGCAAGTCTTTGCGTTATTACCTCGTAATATGTAGTAACTTACGTGTGGGCAAGTCAAGCAAATAGGCTTACCGTGTATGTCTATGTGTCTGAACTGCATTACCCAAGTAGCGTTAACACATTCACGGCAATATTGCTCTATCTCTGTCGGTTTGCTCTTACTCGCTTTCTGTGCTGCTTTCCTTGCCATTGCCTTTTAACTTGCGTTCTTGCTCTGCCCTGCTGTCTTGCATAGCGTCTGCAATGTTAAACAATACATCATCGGGTACGCCCTCAAAATGATATTCTTGTGGCTCGTCCTTTGGTTTGCCGGTTATATCCTCGTTCTGTACCTGCTGCCGGTTCTTCCACTTCTCCGGGGCAATGTTTGAAAGCGCAAACACCAAAGCACCCGTATCGGGGGAAAAATGCTTTTGTTTCACTCGCTTATACTTGATTTGTGGGTTGCCGTCTTTGTCGCTCCTGTACTCGGTTTCTACTTCCTCCTCGACATAGCCGGTAGCCTTTTTGTATAAGGCGGTTTCTAACTTTATACGCAAAGTTTCTCGGTACTTTGCCTTTGCCTTTTCAACAAGTTCACGAAAATCATTTTTCTTGTGCCACCACTGGTTAAACGTATTCTCTGATATACCAGCCTTGAACCCTGCTTCTTTTTGCGTATCTCCCTTTGATAGACACTCAAAAATTATCTGCTTTACCTCTTTATTGTACTTTGCCATAACTAACCCTTTGTTATTGCTTGTTAATACTATGCTTTTAAGTTCTCAATTATAATGCGTTCACGCTCTGACAACTCCCACTCGTGCGTTACCACGATACCGGCTCTTTCCTCTGCTTCGGCTCT